ATCGTTGCGCGTTGGTGTTATTTCGGTTATTGTTATTTTTATACTATTGTCTTGCTCTGGCTCTTGCTCTGGCTCTTGCTCTTTGGTTTCCTCCTTTTGTTTTTATTGTAATACTTTTTGACATATTCGTTTGTGAGTTGTCGCACCTTGTCAGCATGTAACTCTCTGTATCTTTTATTCGCTTTTTTTTGGGCTTCTGTGGGCATTTATTATACATATACATAATATTATTTCTAAATAGTTTAATATTATATTAAAATTAATTCAGTTGTGAAAATTATCTTTAAATTATTTTCAAATGTCTTTTTTTGCTCTGGCAACTCACAACTTTATATTTTAAAGTTCCGGCTTTGACTTTTGTTCTTCCATGAATTTTTTAGTCGCTTCTTTATTTAATTGTTTTAAATATTTTTTTGGTATATAACTATATGCAATTGTATATCCTCCTTCTTTTAAAAGTTGGTATGGATATTCTTTCATTTGTCTTTTATTCAAGAGCATTTTGTCATTTCCTTCTAATAAAGAATCTGGGACTTGTATTTTTTTTATTCCATTATGTTTATTTTCTATTCGCAAACCAAAATGCCCTTCATTTTGTTTTGTTTCAAAATCACCTTTTAATGCTAATTTATAATTCTTCTCATTAAAAGGCAACTCTGGTTTTAGATTAATGTAATACTGAAAAAATGGTTTTTTTAAATGAGATGCATTAATTTGTTGTTGAATTAATACTCTGTCTGGAGTTAGAGAGTAAATAAATTCAGCATCATCAGCCATTTTAATAGTTACAATTTCATCTTTTTCTGGCTCTGGGTCTGGTTTTTTTGCTACATTTGCACTTTTGGCTTGTTTCCATGCGTCTAAAAAGTCAGGTTTATCGCTTCCAAAGAAGGAGGTGATATTATGTTCAGCACTCCAAGATTTTAAAAACTCACTATATTTCGGTTTTTGCAATTCGTTCATTAAACTGGTCGGTTGTGGCATCTTTTTATATTATACATATATATATTAATTCTTTTTAAATGTTTTGCCTAAATATTAATTTTATGTATATACCTTGCAATTCCTCTTTTGAGTCTTTTTCCTTTTTTCCTAATTTTCCTAAATTTAAAGAGTGGTGTATAAAATGGGTCCTCGTGGAGATACTTTTCAAAAAGTAGGAAAAAAAGGAAAAAAGGAAAAACCCCTAAATAATAATAAGTATATATTCTCTACCATAGAATCTGGTTTGCATAAAAACCGGCAACTCCAGTATTCTTTGCATGACGAATTTTGTATAATTTCCGTCGTTCATCAGCATATTTTTTGCCTTCATTTTGTAGGTATGTTGGATAATCTCCCATTCCTTTTGCACCGATAGATGTCACTAATTTATTATCTTTAAAAACATCTAGTTTCTTTCCAGCCTTTTTTGATGGTTTTACAACAACGCCTAACTTTTTTGCCTTTTCTAAACTATAGGTTAAAGGTATGTATGACATTTTATATATTATAATTATAAAAATAATATATGAAATTATTCGCCGCCCTTTTTCCTTGAGCCTAATGGGGTTTTCCTTATTTTTCCTGATGCGGTGTAACCATAGGGGGCCGTTTCTGCAACGGATTCTGCAACGGCTTCACCTGCAAATTTGGGCTGTGAAAATCCACTTCTTTCTTCTTGTTGTTTTTTTGTTCGCTCTGCAATCAATTTATTAATTTCTTCGCCCTTTTTTAAAATTTGTATTCCTGCGCTTGCAAACTGGATATCACTTCCTATGCTATGTTCGCTTCCAGCAATACTACCTGGACGAGTATATTTGCCACCCATTTTTAATTGTGTAGGCAAAGTTCCTCCAAGACTGATACCATCTTCTCCGGCCTGTATATCATATTGATTATCTTCAAAATATTTGGGTCTTCTATCCCTCAAATTACTATTATAAATATTTTCCATGATATTATTATTGTTTGAATTTGAAGGTCTAAAAACATCATCTAAAGTAACATCATCATTACTGGGTCTATAACTATCTCCCTCAAAATAAGGATTACCTGCTTCTGCTTCCATGGCTCTCAACTTTCCTTTTGCGATTGCTTCTTGATAATCTATTACTGGGTCATTATAGGGCATGGGTGCTGCAACTGGGGCTTGGACTGCGACTGGCTGCCTTATTAATTGTTGCACTAAATTCTGTAATCTGACATTTTCTCCGGTTGTATCCATGAAACGAGTAGGCATGGGTATTGATGAGCCGCCTCCTCCACTTCCTCCGCTGCTTTGCACATTCACTTTTACATTTTGTTTTACGATTTGTTTCTGTTTCTGTTTCTGTTTTGGGCGTTGCTTTTTGGGCTTTGCCTTTGACTTTTTTTCTTTCATAGATGGCATTATTATATATAATAGTATTATAATAATTTCTAAAGTTATTAATAAAAAATAATATTAGGGGGCTGCGGTGTTTGCGGTTTTACGGCCTTTTGTTTCTTTACATAAACAATCTCCTCCTCGCTCTCGCTTTCAACTTCTACATATTTTACTTTCTTTTGTTTCTTGACAATAGGGGCTGGTTTTGCTTTTACATGTTTTACCGGTGCAACATATTCTTCCTCTTCTTCCTCTTCCTCTTCGCTGTCACTCGGCAACCCATATTCTTTATTGATTATCTTCTTCTGCTTCAATTCTAAATTAATCTTCTTCTCAATCGCCTTCTGTTTCAAGTCTTCTTTTGTCTTTCTTTTTTCCTCCCATATTTGCTTTAGTTTTTCTCTGCCTTTTGCTAAATTCTCGCTATGGACTGGGAGTTTGCCTTTGGGTGTCTTTCCTTTAACCGCTTGTATGTTAGCAGATTCCTCTGGTTTAGCAACTTCTTCCATTTTCGGTTCTGCTAAAACTTCTTGTTTGGGAGTTTCTTCAATTGCAACCTTTAGGGCCTTTTTAGGAATCTTTTTTGTTTGTTTAACTTCTTCCATTTATAAACTATGCAAATATAATAATTTAGAATAATTTGAATATTAAAATAATTTTCTAAACAATAAATATAATGGATAAGGATTTCAAAAAATTACAGAATGAGATAAAAACTCTTGTAAAAATGGGAATTCCAGAGGATATGGCAATTATAGTAGCATCTGCAAACATGGGCAAACCAGAGTTGGCAAATAGTTATTTAGAAGAGTTGCATGATGAGCAAAGAGAAATACAAGAGGCCTTGGCTGGATTTGTAAAGGTTGGTAGTCTGCAATTAGAAGATGAAAAACAAAAGGAGGAAACCAAAGAGCAAGAGCCAGAGCAAGAGCCAGAGCAAGACAATAGCATAAAAATAACAATAACCGAAATAACACCAACGCGCAACGATTAAAAAAAAGTATTTAAATAAAATCAATTATAATAATTAAAATATAACAATAACAGAAATAAAACCAACAAGCAGAGATTAAAAAAAAGTATTTTAATTATATTCAATATTATTATTAAAATATTACTATATAGTAAATGATAAAAACAAAATCAAGGCTATTCAATATATCTTCTGCAACAGGACGACAGAATGGAGATTTCTGCTCACAGATACAAGTGCAATTACCAGATTTAACATTTCATCAAGACCATATCCAGAATGCTTATTTTAGTGTTGTTCATGCAGAGGTGCCAAATAGTTTTTACATCATAAACTACACAAATAACCAATTTGTTTTAAACGGCACTACATATACGCTAACAAGAGGCAACTATAATGTAAATACTTTTATTACCATGTTGTTGGCTGCAATCCCAGTAGGATATGGTTTGACATATAGTTCAATAACAACAAAACTGACTATGACAAATTCCTCATCATTTACTATTAATGCAAACTCAAAAGAATCAACCATAAATAGCGTGATGGGTTTAGGCACAAGTGCTTTAACTGGGACATCAGTAATTATGCCGAATGTTGTGAATTTCATTCCGTTGCAACGAATAAACTTTAGGACAAATTTCTTTAATTTTGCATGTTATAATACGATTGATGGGTCACAAGATATATTCTTGCCTTTGCAAAACAACGCTGGACAGAATAGCATTATCAACTATGTAAATCAAACACAACAAAAGTTTTTGATACAAGACCGGAGCATTACCGCTTTTACAATAACAGTAACCGATGATTTAAATAGATTCATAAATTTTAATGGCGTGGATTGGCTCATGACAATACAGATAGATATTGATTATTTAGAGCAACCAAGGACAACCAATTTTAGTTCTATAATGATGGCTCAACGACCTCCCTTTTAAACTTTAGGAAAAACTTTGAATAACTTTGAAAAATAAAAATAATATATTTTTATATTTTATATAATGGCATCTATGGCGTTCCCTTCTTCTGCTTTAGGCTTACCTGCTTCCCTCAAGTATGACCTTCCTCCTTCCATGAGCGATACTGCACGCTCTTACTCCGTAAATGTGAGTCCTGATGGCATCACAACTTTAACCGGCCCAGCCTTTCCTGCTGCCCCCTTTGTTGCAAACAGCACCGGTGCTTTTGGAAGTTTCACTTCCCAGAATGTTTCCTTTACCATTCCATCTGGAATGGGTGACTCGGTTTTCCTTGACCCTACTTCTACTACCCTATCTTTTACCATGTCATACACAGTTACCTCTGGAGCGACGACCGGTTCTACTGCTGCCCAATTGAATCTTATCGGTTCAGGTGCCTCTTGGTTTGACCAATTGGTTTTGTATTCTAATAATGTTCCTATTGAAACGATTGGACAATATGGTTTGTTGCAAAATTTCTTATTACAGAATACAGTAAATCAAAGTGAGAGAGCCGGTGGCATATCGGTTAGTATGGGTGCTGATTCAAATTCGGCAAACGGAATTAATCTTGCTTGGACCGGCACAGCGGTTACTTATCGTTATTCATTCTGCATTCCTTTGCTCTCGGTAATTGGTGTTAATAGTGATAAACTTTTCCCTATTGGTTCGGTTAATAATCTCCAATTACAGATGACAACCGCAAATTTATATCCAATTGTTAGTTATTGCACGGCAGTCCAGACTGCTGCTTCCGTAATTGGAGGTGTGACTTTGGATTCATTTCTCCTCAACATGAAATATATTGATGTAGGAGATTTGGCCGCACAGCAACTTCGTCAAACTCTCCAAGACGGCAAATGGTATATGAAGAGCACGACCTACACCAACTCTGCCGTTGGTATTCCCAACTCATCAGTCGGCTCGGTTCAAGCCCTTCTGCAAATTCGTAATAGTTCGGTAAAGAGTGTAATGCATCAGTTTGGTATTGCTGCGTCTGCTGCTTGCCCAAATGGTTACTATGATGCAATCAATCCTGCTCTAACATCAAGACAACTACAGGTCGGCGGAAATTTTTTCCCAAATCGGCCCCTAAACGATTGTGCTGCTCCTGCTTCTGCCTATACTTATTTGATACAATCACTTGGAGGCGGAATTGCCAAATCATTTGGCACAGTTGTAAATAGAAATATGTATAATGCCGTTATACCTTCTATTCCTTCTGGTAGTGATTCAACCCTCGTTGTTCCTGCTTCTGCTTTGAGAGCCGTGCCTACCAACGACGATGGTGCATTTACTAAAATTGTTGATTACCCTAACTCTGCCTACTACGGATATGATTTGGAGAAATCTGCTGGTATTCTATTCTCTGGTATCAATACCAGAGCCTCCCCTCCTTTCCTCAATCTCATTCTTGGTGCTACTTCTACTTCTACAATTACTTGTCAAGCGTGGGGCATGAGTGATGTTGTGCTTGTGTTTGATGCAGTTGCCAAACAGGTTACTGCTTTCATTTAAAATATAAATCAAAAAAAGGTAATAATATTAATCTAGCAATTTATTGGAGGATTATATTATTACTGATAAACAAAAAATATGTTTAAAAATAAAACAAAGAGAGAAAATTAAATGTCCCATAGCGGCCGTAATGACGGCGTTTAACTAATCTTTGTTCCTTTAACCATTATTAACTAACTATTGCTATCAATATACTATTTAAACTATTTAACCAAGCAATAAAATTAATTTTATTTATCTTTTAACCTATTTAACTACACAATTTATCTAAATTTGTGGTTAAACTCTTTAAACAGGCAATCTTTAGTTAAACGACATTCCTTTAACCATCTATTCTTATTACTCCGCTAATCATATCGCATAATTTACTACATGAATATTGTTTCCTAAATATTTCATCTATTATCTCATGCTTGATTGGGGTATCCATAACAAGCCAAAACCAATCCATACATGTTTTATGATAATGCCGTCTTTTGATTATAACTTTATTATTAGACTTGTCGCAATACTTTTTGCATATTTCACATTTTCGTAACTCTCCATATGGTATGTTATAAAACTCTTTTTCGCTAATGCTTGCAACCTTCATGGCTTTCTCTTCTTCTCTCTCCATTTATATTATTTAACTATATTTTTATTTCTCCATAAATTATAAATATGGATTTAGATAAAAAAGCATATCATAAAAAATACAACAAAGAGTATTACCTAAAGAAGAAGTTTAGCAAAGAAGATGGTAATAAGTATTTCACAAAAGGCAGTTATGGCTCTTTAAACTATAAGAGAAATAATATAGAAAAAGCGCTTAAAGAAAATGAGGAAAAGGTAAATAAATTTCGTGAATTATTAAAATCTCAATCTATTATAAATGAGTCACATTACGATAAAGCAGAATGAAGTCCCAGTTTTAAAAAAACCTAAATTTGTTGTTGATGGATTGCTGCATAAAAAACTGAATGAATATGAAATTCCATCTCTCATGAATAAACATAACTTTAATCTCTTTTTAGGAAAAGCAGGGTCCGGCAAAAGCACACTACTCATTTCACTATTGCAAAGTCCATCACTTTTTAAAAGCGTATATCATAACATTATTTTATTTTGCCCTCCAAATTCAAGAGCATCTATTAAAGATGATTTTTGGAGTGTGTTACCAGATGAGCAAATATATGACGAGTTGAATTATGATAACCTTTTAGAAGCCTATGAATTGGCTCAAGAGAATGCCCAAGAAGGATTTAGGACATTAATAGTTTTAGACGATGTGCAAAAGAATCTAAAAGGAGAATGTGAAAAACTATTGCTGCACATGGTTAATAATCGCCGTCATGCATCGCTATCAATATGGATGGCATGCCAAACTTATAAGAGCATTCCTTTGCAAGTCCGCATGGGTCTTACTGGTTTGTTTTTATTCAAAATCGCAAAGGGAGAAATGAAGAATATTTTTGAAGAGCAAGTAGAAATAAACGAAAATGTTTTTAAAGATATTTTAGACATTTCTTTTAAAAAAGCCCATGACTTTATTTTTATTGATACAAATACTAAAAGAATATTTAATAACTGGGACGAAGTAATAATTAAAGAATAAAGCCTTTTCCAGAAATTTATTATAATAATATTATATATAATAATGCCGACAGTAAAAGGTTTCTTTAAAAAGTTGGGTAGTGATACCAAAAAGTTTTTCTCAAAAGGCGGTATGGCTGATGTTGGGTTGCGAAAATTAGGCAATACTTTAACCAAAGTAGGCGGAATTGGCTCTGCTTTGGCCCCTATTGCCGCTATTGCTGCTCCAGAATTAGCAATTCCTTTAATGGCTGGAAGTGCTCTTGCCGGTGTTGCAGGTAAAACCGCCAAGGGAATTAGAAGCGGAGCACGAAAGGGAGGCGATATAGTGCAAAAGACTAGAAATATTGTTAGTGCAACAACAAGCGGTATTGAGGCCGCCAAACCAGATGTCGCTACTTTAGGAATGAATTTCGCATAATAACATTTATTTTTAAATAATATATTTTATAATAGTAATATATATTATAATGTCCCAAATACAACCTTATAAAGAAAAGAGAATGATTAATGTCTGCCTTGATATTAACAATACTGCATCTTGGACTGGAACTCAATTTGACGCTATCTTTGCAGTAGATTTAAAACGAATCGTGCAAAATCCAGATGATTTGAATAGGCCTTATAGAGTATCATTTTCATATTACATGATGGCCGGAACTCTTGCCCAAACCGGATTGGTTACAACAAATCAATATGCTTTGGAAATAGATTTAAAAAGAAATTCATATACACAAAATTTAAATAGGCCTAAAAATTACATGGGCAATTTGAGCGTGAATTATGTCAATACTGCTGCAACCCCAACACTCAATCAATTAATAGCAAGACCTACCGATAATTTCTCTTTTTGCGTGGATACTTTAGCCAATATTAATGAAATACATGTTACTACTTTAACCATTACTACTGCAGGAGGAGGAGCCGCTACTACCTTTGCCGGAACTGACGCAAATACAAAATACCAAGTTTATTTGAATTTTGAGGAGTGTTAATGTTTAAACAAATTATTTATATAAAATTATAATCATATATTATATAAATGAGCACTAATTACGGATTTGAGCCTACTCTTGATGGTCTAAATAATATTGATGCAGATTCATCAACGACAACAAATATTATATGTGATACGATTACTGTGAATACATCTTCAAGTGTGCCAACAAGAACGGCTGGAGATAATACAACGAATATTGCAAATACCGCTTTTGTTACGAATGCTATTTCCTCTGCTGGAACGAGTTATGTCACATTAGCAGGAGCATCTCAAATTATTTCAAGCGAAAAAACTTTTTCAAATGCTAATACTTATATTACAGGTGCTTTAAATGCACCAACAATTAAAACGACATTAGGGACGAGCATGACGATAGCAACAGACCCAGTTGGATACACAGATGATATTACTATTTCAACCGCAAATGATTTAACATTAAACGCAGGATTTAATGCCGTTATAAATTGTTATCAGGGTAGTTTTAGTGCTACAAACTTTTTTGGTTTTACGAGTAATGGCTCTGCAGGAA